CTGGAATAACAGCAACTGATGGTACTTTTAGTGACAAATTAACAGTTAATGGAGATTTAGAAGGAAAGAAAGCTACTTTCAGTCAAAAATTAACAGCTAATGGAGGTTTAGAATCAAGTAGCGGTAATTTTACAAGTGATTTAACTACAAATGGAAAATTAACTGCAAATTCAGCAACAATTACTAACGGTTTATTAGGTAATTCTGCAACATTTACAGGAAAATTAACTACAGATATTTTAGAAGCTAAAAGTGCAACATTTACAGATTTAACTGGTAATGTAACTGGAACATTAAAAGGTGATGTAACTGGTAATGTAAAAGGTAATTTATCTGGTGATGTAACTGGTAATGTAACTGGTAAATTAAAAGGTGATGTATATGGTAATTTATCAGGTAATGTAGTAGGTAGTACAGTGCAAGCAGGTGAAATTAAAAGTGATAATTTTATAGGAGGAACAATTAATGGAACAAAAGGTATATTTTCAGATGTATTAGATACTCAAGGTTTAATATCTACATTTGGTAGATTTACTGAGTCCGGAAATTTCGGAGATAATTTAACAATAAATCAACGAAATATAAATTGGGATGGTAAAAGCAAAATAACAAGATCTGGCGGTCTTGTTATAAATGGAGAAAATAAATGGACAATTGGTGAAGTTACAAAAGGAAATAATACTAGACTTTGCTTTTCAAAAGGTGATATACCATTTGCATGTATTGATCCAATAACATCAAATCTAACATTAGCAAATGATAAAAATTGGGTTTAATATACTTTTCTAAATTATAATAATTAATTTAGAAACCAAAATAAATAATGATATAAAAAATAAAATTATATAAATAAATAATGGAAGATCATAGAGAAACATTATCAAGATTAAAATTTATTGCTAAAATTCAAACTGGTGAAAAAATAAGTTTGAGATATATGCACATTCAAAACGATGGTTTATTAACCCAATTATTTCGAACATTATTTCCAGATAATAGAGTCAAAACATTTGCTTTTGTAACGGAAACGATAAATAAATCATTTGAAATTTTAAAATTTTACGGAAAATCATCAAAAGTTTCAGAACAAATAATGTGCAAAAATTTAATTAGTGATTTACGCGAATCTAAAAATGGATTAAATAATTTAAAGGAAACATATAGTTTGGATTTAAAGTTTGGATGCGATATTCAAACATTATTACAAATGATTGATGCTAAACTACTTGAATATTCAGATAATCAACTACCACCACCACCTTTTACTGAAGAAGAACAAACTTAAAATGAAAAAATCATTTTTTATAAATAAATAAAATAAGTTTGTAAATAAAGAATATGTCGTTTCTATATACTTATTTAAATTATTATTTATATGGAACAAAAGAAAAAATAGAAGAAGAAAAAGAAGAAATTAAAAAAGAAAATAAAGAAGATGATTATATTAAACTTAATTTCATCAGTATAGAACAATTAAAATCAGTTAATTTACAACCAATAAAGGATATCATACCAAATCCATCAAGAAATATTCCACCTAATTTTACAAAAGTTGATTTGCGAAATTTAAATAAAGCTCAATTAGATTGTATAATTAATGTAAAATTAAAACCAGCGCCAAAAATCATTAAGAATACGATTTATGAACCAAGGCATCCATGTTTAAAGGAATTATTAAATAAATTTAATAAAAAATAAATTTTTATAATCTGTTTGATTATAAAAAAATTATAAATTCATTTTTTCAACAAAATATAAATATTTAAATGCTTGTAATTGAACACAAACATCCGATACATCGTCTCTCTTTTTCATAATACCTATTTGACTCATCGTTTCACAATCATTTCTTAAAGATAAAATACCAAACACTTCTTCAACTGCCCATTTTTTCCTTTCTCGATCACCTAATGTTTTATATTTTACTTTGCCAGTTTTTGTTTTTGTTTCAGTCTGAGGTGCTCCTAATACAAGTGTTTTGTAATATGCTGGAAATTCAATAACTTTTAAGTCTCTACCGTAATTCATCATGAAATATGATTGACAAGATTGTCCTAATTTTAGAGCCATTGTATTAATCTTTTTACCAAATGCCATTTGTTTTTCAACGATTACATATGAAACCTTATCCCAGTATTCTTGATATTCATCTAAAGTATCAAATAGATTATAACAAATATCAGTATCAAAATATTTTTCTTTATCAGTACCTTCAGTTAAATCATAATTTCTTAAAAGAATACATTTACCAGAAAGATAAATATTTTTTAATAATGATTCAAATTTTGGTTTACATGTTCCATCAATATTATATCTATCTTCTTTTTTAATATTATTTAATGTATTTAAAAGAGATAAGTTAATCTCTTCAACACAAAAAGCAAAGTTACATTTACCAATATCAAAAGATGCGATCCATATTATTTCATTATCGTTTTCATTCATTTTATATATATATGATCTCTTTTAAAGTTCTTTTTAGACAATTTTCTAATCATTATATGTGCAATAATTTTTTATTATTGGTATATTTGGATTATATATACCTAATTCAATTGCTTTTGCTAAATATAATTGAAATATTTCATGAAATAATGGTGTATGTCCAATTTCATAACATGACTGATGACTTATCTCATGTAATAAAACATAAATAAGCATATTATCATTATAATACTTATTGTTTTCATCTTTTAAACATAAATATATATCTTCTTTATTAATAGTGTATGATTTTTTACCTGGACACAATGTGAGATCATTTAATATTTTCTTTTTATTAACATTCACAAGCGGTCCTGTATATACAACATCATCGGCAAACATCGGTTTTAATTTTTCCTGCAATTCTAATATTTTAGGATCATCACAACCAGGTTTTATATAAAATGATTCTTTAAACTTTGGTGCTATATATGGATAATATATAAGATATAAAATGTGTATAAGAATTATAATTTCAATTATACATAAAATAGAACAAGTATCCACCATTATATTTTTATTTTACATTAGAAAAATAAAAATGAAAATTTAAACTTAAAATAATTTTAAAATCCATATATACATTAATGAGACTTATAGCAAAAGACTTACTAAGACGCGTATTAACGAAAGAACAAAATATAAATGTTATTGAAAAAAATATTTATGAATTATGTGATGACGACGACGAAGAATTATATAAAAAAATATTATATCAAGTCCTACATGATATAAATCAAGGGATAAAATTACCTAATATTTTAAAAGACCTTAAAGAACATAAAATATTATGGAAACATTCATCACTTCATAAATATATAAAAGAAGAAGATGAACAAGATGAATTTATTACTAATCCATTTCAAGTAGAAGAAGGAATTGTTGAATGTCGTTGTGGATCAAAAAGAGTATATAGTTATTCAAAACAAACTAGATCAGGTGACGAAGGTATTACAAGTTTTCATCAATGTTTGAAATGTAAATCAAAGTGGAGTTTAAATACTTAGGTAATTTTTAAAGGTACAATAGGTACTAAACTCATTTTACGTTCGATATCTCTTAACATATTACTATGTTTAAATATTGTTCTTTGAATTAAAATTTCATCTTTATTAATAATTTTTGATTCATCATTAATTTTTTTTAAATTTTCATTATATTCTTTCAATAAAAGTCTTCTATTTTTAGTATATTCTTTTCTCAAATTGGATCTTTTTTGATTTAATTCTTTATTTATATTTTTATTTTTCTTAACTATTTGCTTTAAAATTTTATTATTATTTTTTGTTTCCACTATAATTTTTTCATATTTTTTTACTAAATTTGTTATTGTTCTATGCATTTTGTGTGTTTTAGAGTATTGTATAATACTTTCACATATAAATTTATTATCATTTATATTAAAATATTTATATCCATTATTATTTCTACATATTGGACATGATGTATTACCAGATCTCAACCACGATATTAAACAAACATTATGAAATTCATGTTTACATTCTTCTATAATATGTTTATCATTTTCATTTAATGATTCTAAACATATTGAACATGAATTCACGTTATTTATTCCTTCTTCTCCATATAAAGATATCGGCTTCATTATTAATTATTATATTAAAGTTTTGTAATCTTTAATATAAAATGGATTCTTCTATAGAGTTAAATAAAGATGAAAATAGCAATAAAATTATAAAAAATATTTTATCTAATTCACCATATATAACATTTAGTGAAATTGATAATATAATTTATAATGATGATGAAGATGAAAAACAGAATAAATTAGTACAAGAATTAAGATATAAAATTGTTTTACAAGAATTATTTATAAAAAATTTAGAAAAAAAAATAAATAAATATGAAAAAATATCGAGTATATATCAAAATGTTCTGAAATATGGAGCGAGTTATAATAGTGCTAAAGAAACTTTTATTTAAAGTTTTAATTTTATTTATAAAAATATGTCAACAATTGATAAATTAATTTCTGAGAATAAATATGAAGATGCGATTAATGAATGTGTAAATCAAAAATTACATAATCTAGCATTTTTACTTTTTAAAGTTCTTAAAATTTACAACAAAGATATGAATATTGATAGCATTCCGGAGCATTTAAAGACTAATTTACCTATTTTGAATCCTGAATCTGATGATAAAATTAAAGTTATGTTGTTGTGTAGTTGGACAACATCTGAACAATTATGCGATACATGGAAAAAAATGAGTAAAAATAACGATAATTCATGGAATAAAATTCAAATTGTTTCATCAAAACCTGCTGATTATTATTGTGTGATTAACCGTCCAAATACTGATATTAAAATAGAAAAGAAAAAGACCATTCTTTTTAGAATGGAGCCTAATATGGAAAAAGACACTCGTCAATGGGGTGATGAATGGGCAAATCCAGATGTAAGTGAATTTTTATTTGTTGGATATCATAATCTTCATCTAAATAATTTAGAATGGCATCTATCTAAAACATACCAACAACTTTCAGATGAAGAAATTGTTAAGGATGATTCTTTATCTAATATTTTGACTACTATACTTAGTGATAAATACAATGATAAAGGACATATAAAACGTGTTGATTTTGTCAAGTTTTTAGAAAAGAAAGGATTAAATGTTGATGTATATGGTGGAAATAAATTTTTATGGAAAGACTATAAAGGAAGTTTACCATATCATAATAAAGATAATTCTCTTTTACCATATAAATATAGTTTTAATTGTGAAAATCATTCATATAAAAATTATGTGACAGAGAAATTGATTGATGGTATTCTAGCTGAAACTCTAGTATTTTATTCTGGGTGCTATAATATAAGAGACTATGTAAATGACAAAGCCTATGTTTATCTTGAACTTTCCAATTTTGAGAACGACTATCAAATTATTAAAAAGGCTATAGAGGAAGATTGGTGGTCTCAGAGATTACCATATATCAAAGAAGCAAAAGCTAAGATCTTAAATGAAATGCAATTTTTCCCACGTTTAGAGAAAATTATTAATTCAAACTCTAGTTAATTAATTTTTTAAACTTCATATTACATTGACGTGATAAGATATATATTTAGATAATATTAGGTATTTCTGATAAAAAGTTGATTTGAGAGATACTTTTATATATAAAAATTTGTTTGAATATTATACTATAGATTTATTCAAAATATTTTAAAAAAAACTTAGTAAAAATAAATATGGATGACATAAAAATATTTACTTTGGCCTTGGTATTTTATATAATGTGTGTTTTTTGCGATGGGTTCCATATACGAAAAGAATGCAATATAAAAAGCAATCTGTTCATATATGTAATATCACTACATTACTTAGTCAGAACATTTTTTGTTTTTGGATGGTTATTTAATAATAAAACTGTTTTAACAATGTATGTTATAGGTGCTATAATTCTAATAATACACTGGGTAACAAACGGATGGAATTGTATAATAACCGAAATTGAAAACATAGAATGTGGTAAAGATCAAAAAAAAAAATATAAAATCGCAGTGATTGACGATATTACGTGGAGCGCTCTCAATACGTTATTAATTATAGTTTTAAGTATAATAGCTACCAATAAACTTTTTAAATATTAAATTATAAATAGTTTTACATTTTTAATGTTTTTAAACTTCATATTAGTTTAAAAAGTAAAATATTTAATATTTTCTCATTATATCAACAAATACATAACTCCCTCCTCTTCTCGCATAAAACTTAACATAAAAACGATCTCCAGTTAATGGAACAAGCTGATATTCTCCAACTAATTTTGAAACCCGTTTAATCTGATTATAATCTTCTGTTTTCAAACATAAGGAAA